GTGTAATTTTTCTTTTAGGTTGTGGGTTACTTGGTAAAAAACCGTAATTAGGCATATCAACTGGTCTTGCGCTTACTTTAGAATCGTTCTTCACAACGTATCCAAGTTTTTCGGCTTTCTTAACCGCTACTTGTTTTAATTCTTTGCTATTAACGTCAATTGCTTTGCCGCTAAATGTAGCGTAAACACGTTTATTCCAACGGTGGTGACAATTACCGCCGCCTTTGTAGAACCAAATAGAATAAATATCAGCACCTTTTGGTCCCCAACCTTCATTAACTACTTGCGAACCCATTTTAATAATGTCTTCTTTACGGTAAATCTTATTCGCCGCCATCATTTTTCTACAAAATTCGCGTTCCGCATTTTCAGCACCAGCGTAAACGTATCGAGTTAGGAATTTAATCCCTTCAATTACTTCGTCTTGCTTACTTGAAATATTAGGTCTATTGTCGCCCGTTGAAACTAAGTTTACTATTTTGCTTAAAAAGGACTGTTTCGGCTCTTTAGAAAGCGTTTCGTTCTCTTTGTCGTCGTTGTCATAATCCACTTCGTATTCGTCTATTAGAATCGAATTTTCGGGTTCGTCTTCGCCTAAATTAATTAACGCTTCAGCTATTTTAAAATCTTTGCTTAATAGTTCAGGTGCTAAATCGTTACCGCCTTGTTCGGGTGGTAAACCTACAATACTACGTATTTCATTAGCCGTTAACGTTTCAATTACTTTATTTGCTACTAAAGGACTCAAATTATTTATTGAATCTAACAATCGTTTTTTATCGCTGTTAGTTGTTAAATCTCCAGCCGAATCCAGCGGGTTTAACGTTTCAAAATACATCTTTAAAGTAATTCCGTTATAATGTAGAATAGTTTCAAACGCATCTATAATTTGGTCTTGTACTGGCTTCACTACCATGTTTTCAAATAGCACTTGTGCGTTACGTAATTCATCAGCATTTGAGCTAAAACCATTTGCAGAACCTAAACCGAATAACAAAGGACTTGTAACGTTATGCGCTAACATAATCTTTTTAACGCACTCCTCACTTAAATACGTGTAATGTTCGGGAGCATCGTTTAACGGTAAATCGTCTACCGTTGTTTTACTTTCTTGGTTGTTATTAAAAGCTACAATAACTTTTTGTCCCCTCGAACCCGTTAACTGGCTTAACACCTTGCTTTTAATTATGCTTTGCTGTTCTTCAGTAGGAACGCCATTATTGAAGTTTACTACTTTAGTTCCCGAAAAACCGTTTTGCACTTCATTAATTAAATAATCAGCTATTTCTTCTTCTAACTTTGCATAAGGTAACCCTCCCTGATAATCAGGTAAAGCGTAGTATTTCATACCAACCGCGTACGGCTTAGAATAAAGAATTTCTATTTGTTCATTTGAATATCCGAAAGCTGGTATTCTTTTAGGTGCGTATTTCTTAACGTCCAACCAATTATCCGAATAATAATAACCTTCTATTTCTCCGTCTTTATTGCACTTTTCTGCACGTAATAAATTAACCGGTATATGATATGCTTTTAAAATTCTTTTGTGGTCTTGTGAATAATGTATTTGCATTGCAAACTGTCCGAACATTTTCCTATCCAGTACTATTTTACGAATGCAGTCAGGGTGAAATAAAGCCATCATTTGAGCGTACTCATTTGGCTTTTTACTTGCATCTAAAGCACTTAATCCACGTCCGTAAATTAAACGACTTACATTGTTTATTACCGAGCTATTAGTTGTCGAATTAACGTACCTATCAATGATAAACTGAAAGTAGTTATTATCTTCGCCAAACTCAACCCAAGCGTCGCGTTTTGATTCTTGAATTACTGGCGTTGTATAAGAACTTAATTCTAAAACGTGTATATTATTCATAAACTATAAATTCATTTGTGGTGCTATTAGCAGTATATTGGTTTTTGTTTACTGAAAAACTCGAAACACTTTGGTCAGTACAAAATATCCTATCCTTATAAACCACCGTTGCACCGTTAATAAATACCAAATCGTAAAAATGATTTTCTACTAAATTAAATTCAGCTTCAAACGTATCGTAATATTCCCCTTGTGTGTAAGTGTAACCCGTTATTTCAGTTGTTACGTTCGTTTGATCGTCCGTAATAGCTACGTAATCAAAAACTTTATTTCGTGGTATAAACACAAAGTCTTGGTCATTTGTCGAAGTAGTTAGAATAATCATATATTATAAACGACTAAAGGTCGGTTTTGTCCTTAAACAAAAAACACCTACCGAAGTAAGTGTCTTTTGCGCAAGTATATAGAAGAAAGAAATTAAGAAGTAACTATTTGTGCATCTACTCCAGCGCCATCTTCAAACAAAGTTTTCAATTGTGCTTCAGTTGAAACGTCAAGGAAATTAGCTGGTGAAACTTCCATAGCTTCAAAAGTTAAATTATAACCATTGAAGTCACCTAAAGCCGAACCTGAAGAAACTGTACCAGCAGTAACGTCCGCACCTTGTGTAAGTCCCATTAAAAAGAATTGGTCAGTCATTGTTCTAACAACAATTCTCGGACGTCCGTAAGCAAGTAGTTTAACGTTTTTATGCGTTGTAACGTCTTGTCTTTTTAATTGAATAGTAAGCGTTTGTTGAAAAAACGTAGTACCGTTGTCACGGCTTGAATTAATTGTAGTTTCAAAACTATTAGCACCTTTTAATTCGTATTTATACAATTGTAAAGCACCAGCAGCAATTGGAGTCCAGTCGCTAATCTCGTCCGTTGAACCAACGTAAGTAACGCTATCGGGGTTTAAGTCATCGTAGTTTATAAAGTAAATAGACTTCAATCCCGAAACGGAATCTTTACATTGTTCTATTCTACCATTTGTTATATCACAGCTCATTTTATTTAGTTTTTAAAGTTTAACAAAAAAAAAGGTGGTGTATATTGCACCACCCTTTATTATAGTTTATGTTTTTTAGTTAGCTGAATTTACAATTCCGTAAGTAACTACATCTGAAGCAAAACCGTACTTCGCATCTGCTGTAAATCGCATTACTACGCGTACATTTTGACTTCCGTCGATATCACTTAAATCAATAACTTTGCACTCATTCATCTCATTCATCAAACCAGTCGCAAAGAACAAATTTGAAGTTTGAGAAAGTAAAGCAGTGTTTGAAGCAAGTCCGTTAGCCAAGAATATTTTAACACCGTCAAAATACAAGTCATTTAATACTTGGTTTGTCCCTTTGTTATCGTAACCATTTGCACCTACTCCAGCAGCAGCGAACCCACCCAAAGCACGTACATACGCTCTATAAATGTTATTTGAAACATAAAGCGTTAAATCTTCTTTACCGTACAAAGCAGCTGGTAAAGCATCAACGATTGAACCTAATTGAGCGATTACGTTAGTAGCGTCAACAGTAGTACCCGCAATTTCTTGAGCAGCTGGTAAAGCAGCATCCGTTGTTAATTGCGTCATTAAACCAGCGAATTGTCCAGCAGTTGCGTTAACACCTCTCCAAATTGAAGTTTCCATTCCAGCAGCAACTTTTTCAGCAGCGTGTGCAATTAAGAAATCAGCGAAAGACTTAGGCAATACGTCGAATGCAGAATATCCCATTTGAATAGCATCCCAATCTTGTCTGAAATCACTTTTACACAATTGTAAGTTAACTTGAAAAGATTCAGGTTGAAGAATTTTTTCAGTTAAAGTAACTGTAGAAGTAGGATCGAAATCGCACGTCGCGTTTTTGATGATGTCATCTGTACTGACACGCTTAATTACCTGCTTATATTTCACGTTAGGCATGATAGTAATACCGCCTTTCTCCAAAGTTGGTGCGCTTAACAAAGCCGCAGCGATATATTTTCCAGCGAACTCACCAGCATACGTTGTAGTAATGCTTTGAGTAGTTGATAGGTTAATTTTTTCCATTTTTATTTTTAATTAATTAATTTATACTACGGTTAAAGTAATTGCACCTGCGGCAGTACCAAGTCCGAAAACATACCAGTTTGAACCGTCTGAATGTAATTCTACGAAATCTCCAATTGTATCAGCTGAAGCAGAAAAAGTAATTGTGTTTTCATCAGCCCCCGGTACGTTAGTACTGTTTACGATAACACCACCTTGAATTTTGTTTGAAGCCGCTTTAATAGTCCAAGCAGTTGTTGCAAATAATGCACCTACTACAAACTTGTAAGAATGTCCATTTGCATCAGCAACCGCAGGAAGTGTAATTTGCGCACCCGCAGCAGCGTTTAGGATAAATACTTTACCGCTATCTTCAGCAGTTAAAGTTGTTGCACCCGTCAATGTTTCAACTACGCCTACTTGACGTAAAACATCGTTAGATACAGAAGTGTAAGTTGTACTCATTTTGTATTTTTTTTAAAAATTATTACTTGTTTAGTTTGTTTAAAACTGAATCCATTATAGTGCGCTGTCTTTTATTAGCGAACTTAAAAGTTTCAACTTTGTTTTCGTTTTCAGGGTTAAAAGAAATTGGTTTAACTTCTTCTTCTTTTGATAGTTCAACTTCTTTAACCTCGTTCAATTTGCTTAATTCAGCTTTTAACGTTTCATTCTCTTTTTTCAACGCTTCAATTTCGGAAAAGAAACTTTCTTTAATTGTGCTTTCAACTACTTTTTTAGGGTTGCTTTTAGCTGTTTCCATTTCTTGTTCTTTTTTCGCTTCTTCTTCGATAGGCTCTTCAACTTCTACTTCTTCCTCTTCCTCTTCTTTTTCTTTAATTTCAGAAATAATTCCTTCTTCAACAACGATCAACATACGGCCGTCTTCCATTTCGTATTCTCCTACCGGCACGGGTATTTTTTGTTCGTCTTCCGTTACTACGAAAATTTCGTTACCAGCTTCAAACATATCAGCTTCAAGAACTGTTACGCCATCCATTAGTTTCATTTGTTCAAGCTTTACTTCCATTCCAAGTAAAGTTTTGATTTGATTGATTAGGCTATTTTTCATTTTTATTTTATTTTAAACTTTCTAATTCTTTTTTTAATTCTTGCAACTTTTTAAAAGCTTCAGTTTTTTCAGGGTCAATACCAACTTCTTTAGCTTTTACGTTATAATCGTTTAAATCAGTATCAACTTTTTTCATAGTGTTGTCGTATACCGCTTTAATTTCTTTTTTAAGTTCCTTAATTTTCTTTATACCGTATTGCATTTCTACAACGTCAGTTTCTAAATTTTTCAAAGTACCTAATTCAACTTCATGCGAAGCCAATTGTGTTTCTTCTTTGAATAGTTTTCCGAAAACTGTTTTTAGTGTATTCATAACTTATTAACTTTTAAAATTTTTACTTGTTCCTTTTTTATCCGTTTTGACGTACTATCGTGCGTACCCCGTTGTTATCTGTTATCGTTACATTTTGAGGCGTTACGCTGGCTGTTTTACCTATTCCTTGCGCTTCTAAACTACCGTCACAACAATCTTTGTGGTATTTTCCGTCTTTACATAAGCATCCACGTTTACCACCACGGGGACTAACTTTACTTGCTGTTCTCATTTATTTATTATCTATTTGTTCTAACTTTCTTTGCGCCCATTCAATACCCGCGTCACCACCCCAAGCAAGCCACATTAAACGACCGCAGCCGTCCCCTAATTCCTTTTGTGAATTTTCCTTGTGACGTGCAAATGAAGCCATTCGAGAAATAGTTTCTCTACTTATGTTTTCGCCGTTAGCTAATTGATTGGCACGTGCTTTCCCTACGGGCGTACCGCAGTCACCCCAACCGTTTTCTTCAGCGTAGCGTAATGCTATCTTTGCGTTTTCGCTTGCTTCTTTAGGATAATCGTTATACGTTTCTAATTTAGTATCCAGTATTTCTTTTAGGAATGCTATTATTTCATCCTCTTCGTTTTGTTGTAAACTCATTTCGTATTTGTCTACGAAGTGACCTTCAATACTAAATCCTTTTACTTCGCCGTCTTTTACCTTTTGCCAAACATCATCGTTATTTACTTTCATTGAAATCATCCAAGTTCCCTTTGGTAAATTAAAGTTGTATAATCGGCTTTTATCCGTCTTTTCATCTTCAATTATCCAGCTTTCAACAACACTCATACCGTCTAACATTTTACGTTCGTGTTCGTACGTTGCGTTGTTTTGATTAGCTCTCATTAAAAACAATTCACTTGCTTTGCGTACCGTGTCCTCACTAAAGTAAATGTAATATTCTTTGTCCTTGTTTCTGCGGTAAATTTGTTTATTAGGCACTAAAGCCGCACCCATCAAAATACGTTTTTCAGCGTCAACTTCTTTTAGTTCAACTTCGTGCTTTTTTAAAGCTATAAAGTTTTCTTCAATCGCTGGACTTTCAACAACTGAAACCGCATTTATTCCAGCTTCTAATTTTGTTTCGTCTATCAGTAGTTCTATTATTTCAACTTTTGCCATAACTATTAAACTTATAATGTTGCGTTTTGTACTCTATTTCGGTCTAAGGCTTGTGCGCTTGTTACTTCGCCACTAACTACGTAGGCTTGTGTAGGCGTTTGTTGTAATTGCGCTAATTGATTTATACCGCTTGAACCTATTGTGTTAAAATTAGCAGTCATAGGAGCAGCTCCAGTTGGTGCATTTGAACCACCTGAACCGCCACTTGAACCGCTTGAATTAAATTGTTGTGAAGCAATCTTTTTAACGTTGACTAAACCAGCCGTAATAGCAGCAGCCATAGCGATATAATTAAACGGGGGTGGTGAACTTGCTAAAGCCATATTTGCAGCCTTGTAAGTGTCTACTACTGCCGTTGCTATGTTAACCGCCTTTTGAACTTGAAACGCTTTCTTTTGCTGTTTAACACTTTTACCAGCAAATAATTCAGCAAGGTTTGAAACAATTTGTAAAGAATCTTCAACTGATTTTACTCTATATTCGTTTAATTGCTTAATGCGTTCTTTTTCCTTTTTGTCTTTTTCTTTTTGTTTTTCTTCTTCTTCTTTGCGGTATTTTTCATTTATAGCAGCATAATCTTTATTAAATTTATCGGTAATTGCTTTTTCTATTTCCGCGTTACCGTTTGCGGCTGCTATCTTTTCATCAAATGCTAATTGTAAATCTAAAAGTTCTTGTTCACGTTGTGAGTTACGCGCCTTTTGTAATTCTAACCATGCAGCATCTTCAGCTTTTATTTGTTCTTGTAACTTTTGATCCCGTGCGTCTTTTTCTATTTTATCGTACTTGTCATTAACCGCTTTGTCGTCTAACCTTTTACTTTCGGTCATTTGATTAGTTAACTTATCGTAATCAGCTTTTTTAAGTTTACCCTCTTTAAAGTTTTTATCAGCTTCTTCTTGTTCGTATTTATATTTTATTCGTAACGCATCCAAATCTTTTGCACGACCTTCTTGCATCAAACGGTTTTTTTCTTCTTCCATTTGACGGGTAATATCAATTTGTTCTTGTGCTGCGCCCCTTTCTGTATTTACACGGTCTTGCGCCCCTTGTTGGTCGCCTTGCCTAAGTTGAACTAAAAATCCATCTCTATCGGACTTCATTTGTGCTAAACCCCGTTTTGCCTCTGTTATTGCAGCTTGGCTTTCAGCTTTAACCCCAGCTGGGTCAAATAAAAAATTACTTCCAAAATCAGCGCCTAATTCAGTTAATTTAGTTATTTCAGCATTTATATTTGTAGTTGCTATTTGTCCGAATCCTAAAGTTTCAGCTAATTTATTTGCACCTTCAATTAGTAAATCAAACGGTGCGGCAACCGCCCTTAAAACAACTACCGAAGATTCTAACCCAAAACGAATAATATCTTTAGCTATCTTTTGATTACGCTCCGCAGCCGCTACTTCTAATTTTGAAGTTTCCTCAAGTCTTTTTAAATCAACTTCAGCTGTTTTAATTGAAGTATTTAATTTGTCTATTTTTAATTTAAGTATTTCCTTTTCAGTTTTGCCTTGCAACCTTAATGAATTTTCTTGTAATTGAAAACTATCGTAAGTTTCTTTTGCCGTTGCAGCGTTTTTTGCTGATTCTTTATTTAGTTTCTTTTGTTCTTCAGAAACACCACCTACAGCAGCTTTAATATCATCCCAGTACGCAACAACAGTACCCAACGCAACGACAAATAAACCTATCCCAGTCGCAGCTAATCCCGTTCTAATTCCACTTAATGCGTTTTTAGCAACAATACCTAACTGTTTGAAAGAATCTCGCGCTTCCATTAAACCGTTTATCCCTTGAGTTAAAGCCATTACGCTTTGTACTTTCAATAGTGCTTCTTCTACTTTCTCACTTTCAACACCTAATAAAGCCATCCCACCCGTAAAGGCTTGGAATCCATTCATTACGCCATTTACCGCACCTTCAACCGCTTTAAATTTAGCATCGGGATTGAACGCTTCAACTAAGTCTTTTGAGAATCCTATTTGGTCCTTTAATTCAGCAGCAGCTTTTGCCGCTTTTACGGCTTGTTCTGAAGTTTCACCATATTGCGCACTTACCTTTTGAAGTTCTTGTACGGCTTCTTTATATTGCGCTTTTAGACTTTTGCTATTGTCTTGTATTTCTAATTCAATCGTTCTTTTTTCAGCCATTGTTTACGCTTTTCTTGTTTATAAATCTTTTTTAAATTTCCAGTTAGTTCGTGTTTTCCTTTCGCCACGTCCACTATTTCACTCACTCCGAAGAAATCATCAGCTTTTAATAGTTCTAAAATTAATTGTATCATTGTTGTAATATTGTAATTTGGTTTGCTACTTGTTGACCGTTCCCTAAAGTATAAGTAACCGTTAAAATTATAACTTGCGTTGCCGAATTTTCCGTTATTAAGTTTTGAAATTCTTCAGTAATTAAGCTATCCAAATTTTCGGCTAAAATGTTTGAAGGCGTATTCGTGTTTTCAGGAATACAAACTACTATTGTTTCACTACTTGTTATTGTGCTTGGCGTAATTGTAACGCCGCCAAAAGTTGTTGTAATAGTAGCACTTACCGCACCGTTAACAAATGTAATAGGAACGTTTAAACATTGTGCATCAAAACTTGGTACTAACGGTTTACCACTTGTAATTGGTCGAAAGTCTAAATACAAACTGAAATCTACTTGTCCCGTACTTAAGTTGCTTTTCATTTCGTTTATTATATAGCGTTTATCTCTTATAATAACACGATCGTTTAATTTCAAGTTTGTAAGTAAAGAAACAGGTAAATTCGTCTTTACGTGAACTAATCTATTTTTAAGGTTAAACAAGCTAAACAAATATGCGCTATAATATTCAGCAAATAAACCTTGTTGAATTGTTTCTAAATGAATAACGGAATTATCAGCGCCGAAATTTAAACTGTATTTCGTGTTTTGATAGGTAAGGTCTTGACCGAATAAAGCAAATGAATCAATATTTAAATGAGTTGCTCCAGTATAGAATTTAATAGGGTGCGAACTTAAATCGTTGCTTTCACCGTACAAATAAAGTAATATAGGCTTCGGGGTATATGCGTTTAAACTTTCGTTAAGCGTATATCCGAATATAGCGTATTGACCTGAAGAATGTATTGAGCGTGAAAATAATAAATTCTCAAAGGGTACGTCAATAATATATTCGTCACCGTCGTAGCTATATTGATATTCAACATCCCCGTATTGCTGGCTATTTGCTTTGAAATAATTCTTATTTACAAACGATTCGCTTTGTTGATATTTGAAAGCTATTTTTTTATACAACTTAATTCGTTCAATATCAATAGAATCTATATCAGTATATTGTGTAATATCTACAATTGCGCCTTGTCCGTACCAATCTTCTAAAGGTAATATTTCAAAAGTGTTTACGTCAGTAGCTACGCACGTACAATTAAACTCTTTTAATACACCCGAAAAGAAGTCGCTAACTTTCATATCGGGCAAAGTAGAATTAACGCTTACATTACCACTTACAACAACTTGGTCAACGCTTGCCGATTGTGCAAAATTAACCAACGAAGAACCAATAACAAATTGATATTCGTAAAACAAAACTAAATCAAGGGTCATTGAAGCAGTAGTACGAATTTTAAAAGTTATATTCGTGTCGCATCCTACCGTGTCTTGAATAGTACATAAAGTAAAAAAACCTACGCTGTCACGGGTCAAAGTTTGAAATAAATTACCGTCTTGGTATACGTCTAAATAAACCGTACCTAAAGCACTTTTCGCACTTATATACATATTGTAAGTATGCGTTGCGGCAAGTAATCCAGTAGTATCTTCGTTTACTATATCTATTGAATCCGTAGTTACGTTTATTCCACCTGTTATACTTAAGTTACCTATCGTTGAAGTAATGGCGTTTATTGTTACGTTTTGCGCTTCACTTATCCAAGCGTATTCGTTCGTGTTTTTGGCGTATAAAAATACTTCATTAAATCGCGGGTCGGTTAAAAAGTTTCCCGTAAAGGTAACGCCGTAATCATTTGCAATAGCTTGAAATAACCTACTTATTTTTATAGCGGGAAATAATTCATCGTAGTGTATTGCTTTTGAATTATCCGTTACGTCTTCAGTACCTTGCCTATATTCCCAAACTCGGTTACTTGCAATTAACGGATAGCGAACATCGTAATCAGTTGTTAAGTCAGTTATACGGTCGTAAACATCATTCGCAGTAAACGAAAATTCCAAGCTGCTTAAATCTAATAAATTTAATTTATCTTCGCCAAACAAATCTTTAAGCGTTCGTATTTCACCGTAAAAAGTAATCTGATAGTTTTCAGCATGACCGTTTTTTATGTTCGCTTTTTCAATCTGAATTTTACCACGTCTGAAAGTAGTTAGGTCAATTTCTATTACTGCGTTCCGTCTTATGTTATGGTCGAATAAAGTAGTAGGGTCGTAAGGGTCTCCAATATCACTTTGGTAAAAGTGTTTAAATATTTCATTGTTAACAGTTGAAGCGGGTACGGTAAACGATTGCGAAAAGTCGGTAAATACTTTCGATATATCGTTAATGTTTTGAACGCTTGACGTAACGTTAATTTGTTCATCTTCGAATAGTTCAATTTTAAGTCCTTCAATATATACTTGTACTTGTCTCATATTACGTTGTTAATAGCATTGAAAGCAAAATCAAACTCTAAAGAATAGTTAATCATTTTTTGATTTATATTTTTAAATAGCTCCGTTGACTTCGTGTTCATTTTTACGGGTAAACTGTTTAATAATATTCGTTCGCTTGTCATTAATTGTTCTAACAAATCGTTATAGCTTTCAGTTACCCAGTCAGTATTTACTTTAATGCTTCGTTTTGCAGTTGTGTTAAATACCTTTCGTTGCCCTTCTAAAGTATTGTAATTAGGGAACGTTGACTGCATTAAATTGTATTCCGTATTTTCAACGCTAAAGGTATCGTTAGACGCTGCAAAAAACCACGTTCTTTGCCAGCATCCGTAACGGTTTACAAAGTCGCATAAAACAGGCGTATATCGGCAAAGTTCAAAGGGTTTAAAATTACTTTCCCAAACAGTTACGTCAGTACCTAAAATATTAATTATTATTTCTAACTTATTTCCACCAGCATAATAGTTTTCGTAAACGGTTGGTACATCTAAAATAGAATTGTTAGTTAAGTTTTGTGTGAACGTCGCAGCCGTTGCTAAGTTAGTATACTTCGCTTTGTAGCTTGTCGCAGTTTTTACCATTATATGACCCGCCCGTCTACTTGAATTTGAACTTGGATTCGTTCCATCGTAGTAATAGAAAAACGTACCCTCGTCGTGTAGTATATCGTAAGTAGGTGTGTAATTATACCCTTGTTCGTACCAACCGAAACCGTCGTAAGCTACATATGAATTCGTACTTAATAGCGTGTATGTACCACTATCTAATTTGTATCTTTTTAGTTGAACGTTGCACCATTGTGTAGTCTGGCTTGCTGGAAAAGTATTATAAATTTCTTGCCTTGTATTCCAACTGATATACTCCCTTATGTAAGGTGAAATATTATAATACGTCTTTACGTTGTTTGAAGCTGGTATTAATTTACTCAAAGTGTAACTTGGTGAAGCTGGAGCGCTCCCCGTACCGTTCCAAATAAATACCTCTAACTTAGAACCGTCTTGTCCTGTTTCGGATATTTCTACTATATAAGGTGAACGTGCAAAAATACTCATTTTATATTCTTTAAATTTTGGTCTAATATTTCATTTAACAGCTGTTCGGCATCTAATCCGTATTTATCTATTAACGTATCGGGCAAAGTTTTGTAGGCTGCTTCAAAAGGTCGTGTAAAAAATAAACTTGGTTTAATTCCAGTCATGTAAATACTTCGCGCTATTATAAATCTCAATCCTTTTCTACTTTGAAATTGTCCTTTAACATTTCGTGGTGCTATTCCTTTACGGACCATCCAACTATCTAAGCTTCGTGTTAACCCACCTTTTGGTCCCGAACCGCTGCCAAACTTATAAGGTGAATTAGGAGCGTTTTGTTTACCGTAGTTTTTTGAACTTGAAGGTAGTCCCGTTGGATTTGCGCCCTTAACCCCTTTGTCCTGAAAGTTACCGTAAGGTTCCATTTCAAAATATACACCAATCGAGTTCGGCATTTCTTTAACATTGCCCTTTATTGAATTTCTTAATTTACCGCTGGTATCTTTACCCATCTTTTGTAAATTGGCTTTCGCTTCAGCTACTACCAAATCACGAAACTTTTCTAATGCTTTTAATCTTTCACTCATTAACAAACAGTCATTTCGTTAGGAACTAAAATATCAAAAGTCATTGTCCAACCAGCTAAATAGTTTTCAAATCTTTCAGCGAACGCCTCTAAAGTCGGATTACCGTCTACTTGAAAAGCATCCGTAAATAAATCACCCCTTCGTAGTTCTTCATACAATCTATTTAGAACTGAAAGCATAGTATTTAGTACGTACACTTCGTTGTCGTTTCCATTGAATACGTCAGTATCTTCGTCTTTTGATTTGTTCACAATATCCATTGCCATTAAACTTACGTTAAAACGAATTATGTTACTTTCAAACGTAGCATTATTTACGATAATATGAACTAAAGGAAATATTGTTTGCTTTGCTAAATCTACTCCGAAAATATCACCTTGTGTAACCGTGTTTACAAATGCATCGTTTTCTAAGTTGGTTTTTAACGTATCTAATACCGTGTAATAATTAGCCATGTCGTTGTATTTTTTTTAATTCTTTATCTTCTATTTCTCGTTTCTGTCTTTCGTAAGTGAGGTAGGTAAGACACTTTCTAACTCCCAGCTTGGTAACGTCATCAAACTTTGTAACGTCTCCCTGAGAAAGCGCATAGATTGAATTGTACCATCCCCATCGTTTATTAAATTGCGTTCTTTCGCTAAAGTCATTATCTT